ACTTTGCCGAGCCCATTCACGGCCTCCTCTACGAGCAGGCGCTGCGCGACATCCGCGCCGGGCGCGTCGCCGACCAGATCACGCTCGTGAGCGCCATGGGCGACCGGCTGGATGAACTCGGACCCACGTTCCTCGCCGACCTGGTCGACAAGTGCCCGCCTTCAACCTCCGCGCCGCGTCTGGCAGCGGTGATCATCGACGCCGCGCAGCTGCGGGCCATAGCCAATCTCGCCGGCGATGCATTTGAGCGCGCCAAGCGGGGAGGGGAGAGCGCCGAGACGCTGCTCGCCCACATCGAGGCATCGGCGGCCACCATAGGCCGCGAGGCGGCTACCCAGCCGGCCGCAGTCGCCGTGGGGTTCTCCGCCACCGCCAACATCGAGGGCGCGATGGCTGGCGCGTTCCGGGGCACGCCTTGTGGCATCGCTGCGCTCGACAGGATCACCGGCGGTCTCAAGCGCGACGACGTTTGGGTGTTCGGCGGCCGGTCCTCCATGGGCAAGTCGATCCTGGGGCTCAGCGTCGCCCGCGGCGTGGCCCAGGGCTCCCGCGGCGTGCTGATGTTCAGCCTGGAGATGAGCCTGCGCGAGTGCCAGGCGCGGCTCATCGCCGATCTCGCCCATGATCCGGGCCGGCCCTGGCAAGTGCGCTACAGCGACGTTCTGAAGGGCTCCCTGGATGCCGAGACCCTTGACCGCGCCCGCTCAGCAGCCCGGGATCTCGCCAGCTTGCCCGTCCTGGTCAATGACCGCGGTGGGCTTACCATCGACGATATACGCCGCGAGGCCGTGCGCCAGACCCGCGCCTGGGAACGGGCCGGGGTGACGCCGGGACTGGTCCTGATCGACCACCTGGGCCTTGTGCAGCCGGTCAGGCGCACCGACAGCAGGGCCGCCGACACCGCCGCGACGGTGGACCAGTTGAAGGACATCGCCAAAGCCATTGGCTGCCCCATCGTGGCCCTGGCGCAGGTCAACAGGGGACCCGAGGGACGCACGGACAAGCGCCCGACCATGGGCGATCTAAACTGGAGCGGAAGCATCGAGCAGATCGCCGATCTGGTCTGCCTGCTCTACCGCCAAGCCTATTACGACGCGCGCTCAACCGATCCCGATGAGCAGGACCGCGCCCATGCCAGGCGGCACGACATGGAGCTGCTGGTCGCCAAGAACCGCGCCGGGCCCATCGGGACGCAGAAGGCTTGGGTCGACGTGGCCTGCAACGCCATCCGCGATGCGCCAACGGAAGTCAGCTCGCAAAGCTATCAGGGGAGGAGAGGATGAGCCTCAGCCGTGACGGCACGAATCCGCGCGCAATGGGGACCAATCCCCGGGCGCTTGGAACCAACCCGCGGGCCGTGAGAGCGCGGCCCACCGCGGCCAACGACAATGAGCGCCGACCGTGAGCGCCCCTCCCTACATGCCGCTGTTCGTCGCCGACTATCTGGCCGACACCATCCACCTCTCGACCATGGAGCATGGAGCCTATCTCCTGCTTCTGATGGCGATGTGGCGCGTCGGGCCATTGCCGGATGATGACGCGAAGCTTGCCAAATTCGCCCGCTGTTCAGGCCGCCAATGGGCATCCGTGAAGGGCGCGATAATGCCCATGATGCGGGCTGAAAACGGTCTCGTTTCCCATGGCCGCTTGGAGGCCGAGCGCGCCAAATATGCCGACTTCGTTTGCAGACAATCGCGCGCCGGCGCAGCAAGCGCGAAGGCTAAGGCGTTGAAAACAAACGACGCGGGGTCAACCGGTGTACCAACCGAAATCAACCAACCAGAACCAGAACTAAAAGAGAAGAAAGAGGTATCGGAAGCTAAAGCTTCCTCACCAGAAAGCGAGCTGTTCGAGACCGCGTGGCGATCGTGCACCGACACCATGCGCCGGCGAGCTGGATCGAAGACCAAAACCCGCAAAGCCTGGGACCGCTGTTCCCGCAGAGCCTCGGAAAGCCTCTTGCTCGCAGCGCTCGGAAACTATCGGCAAAACGACCCCGATGTCGGCCGTACCGGAGGCCCATCGTTCGAGGGTTGGCTGAGAAACGGGGAATGGGAAGTCTGGATTCCCGGCTCCGAACCCTCGCGTCCCCCGCCAACCGCGGAGATCGTCGCCGGCCGGATGCAGCACTGGCGCGATACCGGCGAGTGGCGTCCAAATTGGGGTGAGCCGCCCAGGCTGGCGGCAAGCGCATGACCAAGCGCCGCTACAAGCGACCGGCGAGCCCTGCGGAGATCGCCATCATCCGCAAGGAGCGGGCCGAGCGGGAGGCCGATCTGGCCCGTCTGCGCGCCCAGCCGGACATGATCGTTGTCACCGATGCCGCCAGCCGGATCATCCATGCCAGGCGGGAGACGGTGTTTGAACGATTGCACGGGCGCGGGGTGCTCAGCCGGGACGAGCTCAGGGCCACCCACGACCTGCAGGACGATCTGGCGGCGGCCGAGGGCGCAAGCCGGGGGGCAGCGATGGAGCGGGTAGATGGCTCGCGGTCAGGCGACGATGGGCGGCTGATGGCCGTCTGGCGGCTCTCGATCCTGCGCTCGGCCTGCGGCGAGCGGTCATGGTGGCTGCTCCACGAGCTGATCCAGCCGGCGGTCACGCCCAAGTGCGGCCCGGAGCACTGGCGGCACATCGTGGCCAGGATCACCAAGATCGAGCGCGCTGAGGTCCAGACCGACCGCGTCCGCACCGCCTGCGCCGACCTGCTGGCGGCGTATGCCCATCTCGCCGGCGTCAAACGCAAGAGCGTCGCGGCGTGATCGCCTGCGACAACTTGACCGTATTGCCCCGATGCGGCGAATCAGCTACCCTTCCTTTAGTGGGCGTCTTTGCGCCCGCTCCCCATCATCGCATCCCCGCGGATTGGTGCGCCAATCGGCACCCCGCAGGCTCCGGCTTGCGGGGCATTTTGACCCTCCCGGCGCTCCGCCAAGCGCCTCCGACTCCCCATGTCGCCAAAGTGCGCGCCGCTGGCTACGCGAGCGTCGGGAGACCGTTCCCCCGTCCTATCAGACCCAGGAGGCTCGCCCATGGCGACCCAGGATGAAATGATCGTCGCCCGTCGCGGCGGTGGCCGGCTGAAATCGACCTATGCGGTGCAGCCCACGATGGTGGCTGGAGCGACAGTGACCGACTCCAGCTTCACGCCGCCTGCGGGATCGCGTGTCTCGATTCTGAAGTGGCATACGGGAACGGCCTTCACCGGTTCGCCGACCAACATCAACCTGACCGTGGGCAAAACGGCGGGTGCAGGTGATTACGTGGCTGCGGTCGATGTGAAGGGAGCTGGAGCGCCGACGGCCTCCACCCTTGTGGCCCAGCCCGACTATTCCAGCTGGCCCGCTGGCCAGGCGCTGTTTGTCACCCTCACCGCTGTTGGAGGAACAAACCCGGCCGGTTCATGCACGGTCGAGGTAGAGCTGAGCGCACCCTCGCCAAGCGGTGGCAACCAGCCTTACGGGATCAACTAGGATGGCGCTCAACAAGGCCGCCAGGGCTAAAATCCCGGCCAAGGATTTTGCCGGTCCCGGTCGCTCATTCCCGGTCGAGAACAAGGCTCATGCCAAAGCCGCCCTTATGGATGCCAAGTTCGCGCCGCCATCCGAGCGGGCCGGGATCAAGGCCAAAGCCGAGCGCAAGCTGAATGGCTCGCCGCATCACGTGCAGTACAAATAAGGGCGCCCCATGCACCCAATAGCCGTAGCGTTCCGCGTGGCGGGGGCAGTCCTGTCGCTTGTATCGCTCGCCTTGGCGTTTGTCGCCTTGCACTAAGCCGAAATAGGGGGCCGCCGCCGCATTGAGGCGCTTAATGGCTGAAAAATAGAATGCCATTTCAAAAAGGTCAGTCGGGCAATCCAGCCGGCAAGCCAAAGGGAGCGCTGCGCAAGGCGACAGCCAAGCGTGAGGCGGAGATCAGAGCGTCCGGCCTGGCCCCGCTCGATTGGATGCTGCGAGTCCTGCGCGATGAATCAGAGGCCCCCGCCAGGCGCGACGACATGGCCAAGGCGGCTGCCCCCTACGTTCATCCCAAGCTCAATGCCGTGACCCACAAGGGCGACGAGGACCATCCTGTCGTCCTCCGCTGGGCGCTCGGCGCGGCTGAGGCGACGCCGGACCCGAGCAAGAAATAACCCACAAGCTGCAAAGTACAGCGCCTAAAGGCGCGCAAAAAGCCGGGCGGAGACAAATCCGCTTTGCAGCCTGCGGGAAAACGGGGGGTTTTTGGCTGAAATCGTCATCCCCTATCTCCCGCGCGATGTCTGGAGGCCGTTCCACGAATCCAAGAGCCGCTGGCGGGTCGCGGTAGCCCATCGCCGGGCGGGCAAGACCGTCGCGTTCGTCAACGAGGCGATCCGGGGCTGCCTCACCTGCCAGCACCCCAACCCGCGGTTTGGCTACATCGCGCCGTTCCTCAGCCAAGCCAAGGCGGTGGCGTGGGACTACGTCAAGCACTATTGCCGGCCGATCCCCGGCGTCGCGTTCAACGAGGCCGAACTTAGGGCCGACCTCCCCAATGGCTCCAGGCTCAGGCTGTTCGGAGCCGACAACCCCGATGCCCTGCGCGGCCTCTACTTCGACGGCGTGATGCCAGACGAGTTCGGCGACATGGACCCCAGGGTATGGACGGAGGTCCTGCGCCCGGCGCTCTCCGATCGCAACGGCTGGGCGGCGTTTGGCGGCACACCGCGCGGCAAGAACGTCTTTTACGACCTGCTGGGCCGCGCTCGCCGCGGTGAGCCGGATTGGGAGAGTTGGGAGTTCAGGGCCTCAAGGACCGGCATCCTGACACCGGAGGAACTGGCTGACGCCCGCGCCTCGATGGACGAGGCGGCCTACGCCCGGGAATATGAGTGTGACTTCGACGCCAGCATTGAGGGCGCCTATTACGCCACCGAGATGCGCGCGGCCGAGACCGAGGGGCGCGTCTGCAAGGTCGCGGTCGATCCGGTGATCAAGGTCGATACCTGGTGGGATCTGGGCATCGACGATGCCACGGCCATCTGGTTTGTCCAGGACGTTGGCCCGGAGCGACGGCTGATCGACTACCTGGAGGTCTCCGGCGAGGGCTTGCCGGCCATCGTTCGCCGGCTCGAGGACACGGGCTATCGCTACGGCCGCCATATCCTGCCCCATGACGCGGAGGCCCGCGAGCTGGGGACAGGGGTGAGCCGGGTGGAGACCCTGGCGGCGCTTGGGATCAGGGACATCGACATCATCCCCCAGCAGAACGTGGCCGATGGGATCAACGCCACGCGGCTGATGCTCACCCGCTGCTGGTTCGACGCGGGCCGCTGTGCGCGCGGGATCGAGGCGCTGAAGCAGTATCGGCGCGAGTGGGACGGCAAGCGCCAGGTTTGGAGGGAGCGACCCTTGCACGATCACGCCTCCCATGCCGCCGACGCGATGCGCTATGGCGCGCTTAGCCGGACGCCCTCACGCCAGCCTGCCCGACTGCGGGTTCCCGCGTTCGGCGCCGTCTAGTGGCGGACGGAACGGACAATTCACCGGCAGTCTGGAAGGACGCCGAGCCGACAGCCCCCACGTCCAGGCTCAAGCTGGGCGATGATGACTTCCTGGCCATCGTGCGCTCCGAGCGCCGGCAATCGGTCGGCTTCGAGATCGACAACATTCTGCTCGCCGAGCGGGTCTTC